GCATTGGGCACAGATTTAATGGGAGTATTACCTGTTATAGCCTGATGTATTTGTTCTTTTCTCTCAGCTAGTTTATCAACCATTAAAGCCAGAAGTTCCCTAGTCCATGTGTTGACTATTTCGATAGGGGAGATATGCCACTCGGAGAGTAAATATTCAAAATTTTCGCCAAGTCGCTCTCTGGAGTCGCTGCCTGAAACGCTCGGAGTACCATACCGAATAAAGGGCGTTCAAAAGAAAGCACCTCCTCAAACGCATGGACTATCTCAGCACTGGAAGCCACCTCACAGATTACATCTTTATCAAGGTCTCTCGCATACTCGAAGAACAGGTCAATTAACTGCTCTGGCCGAGATACCATTATCTCACTGAAAGCATCGGCAAAGGCCTCTTCATTATCGGAGGTTACGTTCTCCAATGAGACAACTCCCATCAGGATTTTAGAGACTTTCTTTACCCAGGGTAAAGAATATTTTATCGGAAGGGGGGGGATAGAATAATCACTCCCCCCTAACTTTACACTTACCGGAGATTGCACGAGTTTATCTTCTTCTGTCCTATCCATAGATTACCTCTACTTTATTACTTCAATAGCCTAGATTTTGACTACCGTGCGTCTTATACAGGGACAACCGTCTGTGCAGAGAAACTATCCAGGATTCCACCGGCGGCCGACATTACCGTTCCCAGGACATAGTAAAGAGCAAGTGCATGTCCCGCCCCTATTGCAGCCCCGCTAACAGTCAGTTTAATTGTATCCGCCCCATCTAAAGCAGCCACGCTAAATGCCCTCGTCCCTACCGTTGCCTCTGTAAACCAGAACTCAAGATGCTTCCCTGTGGGGTCAGCCATATTCGCAGAGAATTTAGCGTGAATATATGTGCCTCCAGGAGTTTCAGCGTGAGTATCAGCTCCTACTACTAAAGTCGGAGCAGTAGCAACAGCGTCCGTAACACTTCCAAACTCGCTTGAATCATCAACCAGAGCCGAGAATGTCATGGGGACCACCGTCACCTCGCCTTTCTTATACGGAGTTGAAACCTCCCCTGTAGGATTGACCGCTGTTAAGACAATTACCCTATCCCTACCTGCTGGAGTAGTGCCGCGTAAAGTCAAACGGTGTTCTTGAAGGGCTTGACCTCCAATGGTTAGCGTCCCTGCAATGAGCACATCGCTCCCGGGAATAGCCGCTTCCAGATTAGCCAGAGTACCTTCAGCTACGTTTAAAGAAACTTTAACTTCTTGGTCTGTTAAGCGTCTGATAATCGTTCCCTCATTCTCCTCGACCTTAGCATCGAAGAAACTTGAAGAAACAGTCATATTAACGCCGTCAACCGTATAACCTATCACGGAGGCACTTATCCCAACACCGAGCGTAATCTCTGCTACACCTACCAAAACATTAGCTGTGTCACCCATATTATGCCTCCTTATCCATCTGTAATTGTGCCGAAAATGCCAGTGTCAGCCACAAGAGCAGAGAACGTCACGGGCACAATCGAGACTTCACCCTTCTTGTAAGGTATACCGACTTCCCCTGTAGGATTAACTGCTGTCAGGGCAATCGTCCTGGCTGCCCCAGCAGGGTCTAATCCGGCAAGTGTTAAGGAGAATTCCTGAAGAAGAAGCCCGCCAGCCTGCCCACCGCCGATTGTAACAACCGTTCCGCCGACATTGATTGCACTTCCTGGAATAGCTGCCACTAGATTGGCAAGCGCCCCTTCAGCAAAAGTCAAAGTAACTTTCACTTCTTGGTCAATTAATCTGCGAATAATCGTACCGACATTTTCCTCGACCTTTATGTCTGCGAAACTAGAACTCACGGTCATTGTTACACCATCAACAGTGTAAAATCCTGTGATAGGGAGCTCTGCAGCTTCTTCTAGCCCTCCGGTCTCTAGCAAAGCACCATCAATTGTGACTGTCGCCACCCCCACTAAAACATTAGCTGTAATTCCCATGTTTTACCTCCTGATTTGTATTATTTCACTTGTATTTCAAAAAAAGTTAATACTCTGAATCTATTTGGAATATCTGTATCTACTAAATCCTGCCCCTGTACTTCTTCCCTAGCACTTAATATCACATACGTTGTCGCTCCTATTACCACATTGACGTTTTGGATGCCCTGAAGTGCATCATATAAAGCTCTGTAAACCTGCCTGGCAGTAATTGAGTTATCTGCCCAACAATCAAATTGAACGCTTGGTAAGGGTTTGTCAGGGATATAAGGTGTTGACATTCCACCTCTCGTGAAGAAAGTCACATTAGGTAATACAGCATTCTCAGGCGCACGGGGACAATAGATTCTGATAACACCTCCAACTTGAATTAACGCTAATAGAGGGTTAGTCGCAGCGGAGGCGGTAGAGAGATATTTTAATAAGACAGCATTTGTATCCATTAAACTCATTTCAAACGCCTCTTAACACGCTCTGTGAATTTCTCTTGAGTAAAGTTCATATCTAAGGCAGGTTTGAAGTAGGGTCTGGCTGCCATTTTTACTGTTCCTGTTTCTAAATAGCCACCATATCCTGAAGTTGAATAAACAGCCCCTTCAATTTTAGAATCATCCACTATTCTTTCAGCACTACCTTCACCAGCCACTTTCCCCATTCCACTAACCTCACTGGCTATTGAACGCCGGTTATTCCCCGTTAGCCACGGGGAGAGTTTAACCGAATCATTAGTAACCGCCACAACCGTATCTCTCATAGCCTCTCGGTTAGCGTCTAATACTTCTTTAGTGACCTTTTCTATATCAAGGTTTAATTCTACTTCTACAGTCATTTTCACTGGACACGCTCCAAATATGCCTGTTTGTGATGACTCCCTACCCCATCCTGCCTGAAAGACACGTCAACAATCTGATATATGTCTCCAGTCGTGGCAGGTATTCTCACCCGGTCCTGTACTGTTATATCAATATCACTAACAAACACCTGGTCATAAACTAGGTGAACCTCTTGACCTACTTTAACTTCTCTCCCCTTGCCGGTAACATGACGGCAATCTATATCTGCATAAGGAACTTTAATTGCCCAAGTCTTAACAGGCTGTCCATAGGCATCATAAGCCCCTGTTTCGGTAAACTCCAATATGTCGCAGGTATTGATTAGTAAATCTGAATATGCCATTATTCAGCCTCTTCAGTCATCAATAAGTTAGGCTCCGCCCACGTTATAGCCGGTGTTTCGGATTCTACTTTTCTTAATCTCTCAGCTAGTTTCAACATATTATCTATTATCTTTTGAGTATAAGAGTAATCTCCGATATGTTCGGAATCGGCATTCAATCCATATTCAGTAGCCCATGCCTCTAATGCAGCAGCAGCAGCCATATTAACAGACCCCTCATCATCTAAAAAGGCTTGTAATTCAACATCCGAAAAATGGTAAGGTGCTGTCTTATCACCTATTTTAAGCCTAATCTTTTCTATATCGGTCATGCGGTGAACCTCCTGCAAATCGTTCTTATCAGAGGCATACGAGACACGGACATTCTAGCTACATTCATACGTGATACTATTCGTTTTAGCGATTTCGATTCACATATTATCCCCACCAGAGAATCGGTTATCACTACTGTGTCTTGGAGGACTATTGATAAGATTCCCCCCAGACTGGCAATCATAGAATCGGTTATTGCCAGTGTGTCCGCCCTTATCTTACCAATGGATTTACCAATAGAGTCCGCTATTGAAAGATTATCAGCAAAAGCCCGAACATACGTAACTGTCCTCAAAAAACTATCCGCTATATTAAGTGTTTCGGTCTTAAATAATCCTATTCCTTTACTTAAAGAATCGCTTATTGATAATGAATCCGTTTTAATTAAACCTAGAGATTTACTAAGGGTATCTGAAATACTGAATGAATCACCCTTGTTGAGACTGTTTGCTTTGCTAATCAAGTCAGATAACGAGAACGAGTCACTCCTTACCTTCCCAACTCCCTTTGATATTGAATCGCTTATCGAAACGGAATCACTTAAACTCTTTTCTAAGGCTGCTCCCCCTGCCTCTGTTCCTGTACCATAAAGGCTAATTGTCCTAGTGGCATAAAAAGTGATAACCTGATTGGTGCAAGGAATATAATCAGCAACTTCAACCCAATAACCAGTGCCTACTAGGTCTCTTTCTATTGAGCCTGTACCATTACCGTACCAGCCTATAAAATCTCCTGTTACCACAGTTAAATCAGTTATTAAAGTCTGCTTACTACCCGCTGCTACAGTCCCCTCATTTTCTGTATCTCTGGTTGTAAAAGTATTAGCGGACACTTGCTCAAACATAGCCACATCAAAACTGGTACATTGTGCATTCAACCATACTTCAACTGTGTCTATTGTTCCACTAGCGTTTGCTGGATTTTCCGCTGCTACCATAGTGTAAGAACCAGCCAAATCGCTACCTCTATCAATAGCAGCAGCCCCTATATCAATAGTCTGAGGTTGTATATCTAATCCTGTGTCTAATCTGTCTAATTGGGGTGTTAAATCCTTGAACCGTAAATTGACACTCTGAATCAAGTCCTCATAGTCTCTGGTCAAAACCACCTTATTGGTTAGCTTAGACCTATCTCTCATTAAGGGTGAGATATAGTGAGCCGAGTCTGGAAGCACAAGGACATCATCAATGGTTTTAACTACATCAGGGGTTAATCTTTGTTCCATAAACCCCATCAGGTCGTCTTTGGATAGCATCTCGTCTATGGTAAAGAAGGCACACAGGCAGGGGTTTAACTGCCAGATATGAGGTAATGACTCGACCCACGTGTCATAGGCTTTCTGGTCTATCGGAGTGCCAAACTCATCAACCTTGCCCGTGTACCCTTCTTTGGGATAAACAGGCATATAGACATGGTGAAGCTGGTAGGTCTTATCCGTTATATCAGGGTCAAAGTCCAGCCTGACCTTCAAGAAGTCTTTATGTACGTGAGTTCCAGTCGGATTGAATTTAACTCTCACTTACCCACCTATTATTAACTTGCTCCATAAGTAACTGTCCAGGTTATTGTTAAACTGTCCGCAGCTAACTTATTAACCGCAGCAAAATCGGCATAATAATTCATGGAGGTATTGTTATCGCCTAGGAAAATACCCGCTTCAGTAATAGCCCCTGTACCATCCCCGGGCACCCACGTGCCTACAAATACAACGTCATTATCATCTCCACCGGCGCCTTGAGTTGTAGAGGTGAGAGCATTTCGGTCAAGTGATACAGCTAGTCCAACAGAAGCAGCACCCTGCCCTGAACCTGTACCTATTGCCATAAAACCAAGAGCACCTTCGCCCTGGTCACTCATAGCATCGGCTACATGAGCATCCCCTAATTCTGTTACTGTGTTGTGAACAATACGTTCCTCTTTTAATTCTCCATACTCATCTCTTAATTCGAGATGATATAATCCTTTTATTCCTAAGCCAGTTTTGAATCCCATGTCCTTTTCTTGTCTCATGTTTGCCCTCCACTGTTTTATCTACTATTATTTTACCGTCCGGGTCGGTTAATATGATGCGAACTTTATCGGTAATTGATTGAGTATCTTTAATCATCTAAAATCCTAATTCAATAGGTGGTGAAACTAACGTCTTGACTTCCACCCTTTCTATCGGCTCACAAGGCTTGATAGGTATTTCATCGTGGTAACATTTGTGATAATCACAGTAGGCTATTTCCTCACTATCATCACCCTCATTGATAGAAACAGCCTTACCGATGAGTTTTTTGGCAAAGTCTACCAAAGATTCTGCGTCTAATTCTGAATCAAAGGGTAAATCCAATCTCACCCTATATTTCATATTATTCCTCCTTGCCTAATACTTAAGACTTCCTCTATCAACTAAGAGTACCTCCACTTAGTTGACTGGTAATTATGGCTAACCTCACTAGCGGATAGGACACGATTGTAAATTCGGACTTCACCAATAGTACCGGCAAAGTCCTCAGCACCACCTGTTCCCTCTCCTATGCGTGTGGCGACATTGGTAGGAGTAACTGCACCACAAGCCCCCCCACCAGCAATCAAAGCACCATCAACATAATAGATAGAATTGAGATTCACTCCATAGGTAACAACTATGTGGCGAAAGACACCAGCAAACACTGTAGCAGAAGCACCTGTGCTACTACCATTATAGTAAAAATCAATGTAATTAGTGACTACATCACTGTAGATGGATATTTCATTGAGGTCACTACTAAGAAGATAATCAGAGCCTCCTGGAGTTTTATTTACCCACATTTCAATCGTACCAGTAGCAGGCATCCAGTTAGCTGGTAGAATTATGTTATCATCTACACCATCAAAGGTTCTACCCTGTATTCCCCAAGTGGTTCCAGTAACAGTACAAGATAAAGTAGTATAATTTACCAAGTCCAATGCAGTAATCGGACTCGTCTTTTTTTCTGGATGCCATAACGGGGCATAGAAAATCAATCCATTTATTGGGAAGTTTCTCTTAACAGGTTGGAGTAACCCCGACTTCATTCTCATCCATTGATTTTTAGTCAAAACAGGAGTTCTTAACATCTTTACACCCCGTATGTATACGTTACACCATCGCCACCCACCGTCACATCCAAATAAATATCTGCTAGATTATCAGATGAGAGAGTTATGCTTTCACCAGCTAGTAATGGAGTACCCCTCCTAGTAGCTAACAGGGCTACCACAGTTATTCCACCAACCACAACCACACCCGTATTGTCTGTTTCAGCAGTGATTATCACCCATTTGCAAGGGGTAGAAGCTGCCAATGCCTCTCTGGTCGTGGCAGCGGTTACTATCTTTCTGCCGTCACCCGTAGTCGGTGAGCCTACGAGTATTTGAGCCATTGCATGAGTCCCGTCACCTAAATCTACCGCTTTAAGTGCAGGCAATACCGTTCTAAAAGTTGTATCTGCCATATTTTACCTCCAATTATCAACTCCAGAGGTAGGGGAAGAACTAATTAGCCCGATAGATTGTCGGCTCTATCTAGCCACTTAGTGACCTTTCATCCTCCCCCTACCGATTGGAATCGAGAATTTTACACGTTGGTTAGTTGCCCGTAGGTTGCTCTCCAGTCCAGACGATTGCAACCAGCTACCAGACGAACACGATAGAACACGTTATCGGTAGCAAAGTCGCCTGTCATCGGGCCGAGTTCTCCACCACCAACCGAGACCTTATCGGAAGCCTTCATACAGATTTCCGGTCTCTCATGTCCGGTCAGATGGTCGAACTCAAGAGCTGCAATGTCATTCGGGTCAGCAAACAAGAACCAAGACAGAACAGCAGCCGGAGCGTAGATGGGAATGTACGGGTCGATAACTAGCTGAAGTCCCATCTGAGAAACTACGTTAGTGGTGGGCATTGGGACAGCAGCCGCCACCGCATCGTTCACCCACGCCTTAGTAGCCGAAGTCAGTATTTGCCGAGCGGTCATCTCAAGTCCGGGGCCGACAACAAGATATTTAGGTCGGTTCATTATCGGCTCGCCGTTGGCATCTAGGAAACCCACCATCGCTTCGATAGTATTTTCAAGGTTAGCAATAGTCAAGGGTAAAGCCCCTGAGTTACCATTAGCACCAGCATACAGATTGGCAGCAGCCACCAGGTCGGCTACATAAGTTCCTGAAACGAGTCGATGCTCAGTCCTTACCGCAGCCCGTGAGAATCTTTCCGGCGTGTCTTTCAAAGCTCCCAGGTCATCATTGATAAGAGCTTCCCATGATATGTCAAACTGGCGTCCGTATTTCTTAACGTACACCGGATAGCGAGCCTCATCACGTTCAGAGGCAGGATACTCGCCCTTCTCCGCCACCTCTGCTAGATACTGGTCTCCGCCGGTTATAGCGAATCTATACCCGCCGACCTGTGGGAAGATTCTCGGTACAGTGCTCATTTTGACAATAGATTTCCAAACAGGGTCAACCGCCTTATAAGACGCTAACACCTGTCTGTCAAGCACATCGCCGAACAGATAGGGAAAGTCACTCGTAGTCAACGCTTCACGAAGCATAAATTCATGCCTGTGAGGTGCATATCCACGAGCGTTGGTGAGCAGGTCAACAGTTTCCTTTAACCTCTCATCGTAGTTTTCTGGTTTCCGAACTTCACTGAGACTGACATATCCGTCCCAGGATTTCATTGTTTCCAATAATTCTGGCATTTTTATTCCTCCTTAATTTCTTTTGTAACCAAGTTCTCGCCACTTTCTACTGCCCTTTTTACTTGGTCAAGAGTTACGGCATTTTCTTTCACGGCGAGATATGAATTGAAGTTGCGCTGTGACTGGTCAAGTTCATGTATTCGAGATTCCCGTTCAGCTACAAGTTCGTCTATCTCCGCTAATCGCTTTTGAATTGACTCTACTTGATGGCTGAGTTGGTAGTATTCATCCACCAACTGGGCAATCTCAGCTAAATTCTTTTGTTTTCGCTTTTCCTGTTCAGCGTAAAAATCCATGATTCTCCTTTTCGGTATCCTCAGAAGATTCCATCTTATGATGGTGTGACAGATGACAGAAGTATCCAATACGGTGTGCCATTAATAATCACCCTCAACCCATCTGTGGAAGCATCTGCATCCGCAGCGGTATTCAACATGTCAGTCGCCGCAGTACCGGCTTTGATGTTAGCAAATTCAAAAGCATTCTGTGCCGTAGCTCTACCAGTCACGTCTCCATCTACCACAAACCGATGAATAGAGTGCATAGTAGCAGCAGCAAAGTTTGTAGCATCACCCTCAGCCCACAGCTCGGACATACCACCAGAGATAGTGGCAAAGGCTGCCCTGTTAGGACACATGAAAGTAGCTCGATGACCGACACCAAGTCCTGTGATAGTTCCGTCAGTATCAAACTCCAGCCCATGATGTCCACCATGAGCCGTTAGAACACCAACTGCCTCAACTATTGTCCGCCCTCTGTGAGCTTCGCCTGAGCCTCCAACCCCATTAAGAGCTAGAGCCATGTATTGCCCACGAATATCCCCACTTGTTTTGGTTGTGCGATAGCGGTATTCACGTCCGCTGTTTCTAGCTATGCCCATCTCTAAGAAAGCAGCCGAATTCCCGACCATCTCGACAGAATCATCTGGGTCGAAATGAACCTTGACAGGAATTACATCTTCCGAGCCAGATATAACTGGATAGAGAGCATAACCGAAGAATTGATGAGTGTTTTTGTTGGCGTTTTTGCTCAAGAGATAGGTAGATTTGTTGATAAATATCTCATCACCAACAGCTACAGCCGAATTGCCTACCTCATCCTCCGCTGTCACGCTCAATTGCCAAATCCCCTCGGTATCAATCGAGATAAGGTCAGTATTAGCGACAGCACTTAGAAAAGCTACGCCGACTATATTTTCGCCAATTAAAACAGGCTGCCCCTTATTTACCAAAGCATCTCCAGGGTTAGCATGTCCTATCTGGCTTTCACTGAAGGTCAAGTGCCTACCTTCATAGGTGCTGGAAACTTCATCTCCAGCGACTCCAGGTGTATAAACTCCGTATGGCATTATTTTACCTCCTAAATTTTTACTTTATGGCCCCCAAGGTGGATTACTATCTGTATAGAACCACCACGGCCACATCCAATGAACCTTAACTGCGATTACCTGTGTTATCGGTGCTCCTTGCCCTGGGTCAGCTATCGGCTCTAGTGCGTATCCAAAGACTGCATAAGATGTGCTCCATTCATCAAAGATGACACCAGTTACATCAATGTATAGCACCTGTCCTACAACAATATTCCCAAAGGTATTGACTCCGGTGTTAGTAACAGATAATCGCCAAACACCCTCCGTCTCAACAGGAATCGAATCAGTTACAGCTGAAGCTGATTTCAGGGCTACACCCACACCATCGAAAAAGGCTACGGGGTCTCCCTTGTCTACTAATCCGTCAGCATGAGCAGGGTGGATAAGATTGACTTCCTCAATATTGACATGGCGTCCTTCAGATGTTGAGGAAATTTGACGTCCGGCTACAGCTTCATAGAGATTAGTGTATGGGTTCGCCATACTTCACCCCCTTCGCTGCCCTCAAGATTGCTCTACGATTATCAAGCGCAACCTTCAAATCCTCTGGGTTTTCAGGCACTTCTTCAGGTTTGCACTTTAAAGCAAAGGCAATTCTTTGTTTTACATTTTCGTTCATATCTACCTCACTCCGGCAGCTTCTTTTGCCTGCTCTTCGGTCATGCCCAATCTCTTAAATGATTCGACAAGCTCTTTCTTGGTCTTTTCCTTGTCGGGCTGACTCCCGCCCAAGTCCTTTGGTTTCCCTGATTCCTTAAGGGCTTCGATGTATTCTTTTTCAGCCTTGATAGCATCCTCGACACCATCAGCACTCTCAGAATCCTTGAACTTCTCAACTATCCTCGCCTTAGCAGCTTCGGGCAGTTCGGATTTGCTTATAGCTTCGTCTATAATAGACTTAGCCTCGGCTACCTTCTGCGCCTTTTCCGCCTCAGAGATTTTAGCTTTGAGTCCCGTGTTTTCTGTGGTTAGGGTTTCTACAGTCCCTTCAAGTTCGGTAATTTTTTCCTCTTGTTCTGCCACTTTCTTAACCTCCTTCATGGTTAGATTTTTAGTTTCTGTCTCTATAAGTTTAACGAGGTCTGGTCTTCGCTCTTTTAGAGCTTCGATTGTAACCACGTCAATATCAAATTCCTTTTCGTGTTCGTATAACAAAACGCCCCCACCGGCTCCAGCCTCGGTAACGAAATCTACAGAACGGACTCTCGTAATGCGCTCGACAACATTGGTATCTTTACCGTCTATCTTGCCTTTAGTCCCAACACCAGCAGCCCTAATTGAGATTCCCATTTCACTTAATAGCTTCTGGTCTCTCAATGTGGCGAGCTTCGATTGTAACCAGGGTTCGATAATCACAGCATCGCCAACTATGCCCACGCCTTCCTCGAATCTAACATTCTTTAGACTGGCTACCCATTGCCGTATCGACCCTTCCGGTCTCGACTTTTCTTCCTCTTCCGTTTGATGGTCGGCATACATTTTCACACCCTCAAAGGCTGCGAATTCTCTTGAAAGCGTCTCTGAAGGGTAATAGTGATTGTCTACCGGATTACCAAAACCAGGCTTGATAATCACCACCTTAGCAATACCCTTCGCCCCGACTACCGCCTCTTCCAGCGAGACATAATTATTGAGTATATCTCTAGTCTCGGATTCTTTAACCCATTTCGGCATATCTTCATCCTCCACGTCTAGTTTTCTATATTCAGCCCGTATCTTTCTCTTAACGGCAGGCAAATCTTCTCTTGGAATATCTACTCTCTGCCCTCTAAATCCACCAGGTGAAAGGGCAGCACTGGCAGCACCTAATTGTTTGCGGGTAACTTTCAGAGTAAGGCTTTCCCATAATCTCAATTTCCATTCGGAGGGCTTTTCTGCATCA